GTACAAATTGCTTACCCTTTTTACTTGCAGCTTTTTTCTTTTCATCTGTCTCTGTCCGCTGTTTGGGAGACAGTTTGTCCCAGGCTGCTTTGGGTAAGTAGCGTTTAGTTGTGCCGTCTGATTGGATTGCTTTATCTGGCATAAGGATCCCGATAGGGAGGAGGCATTACATCTTGTCTAGATGCATATCGTTCATTATTTTTTATTCATGTATTTACCGGCAAGCTTGTCAAGTTTTTTAGCTTGGCTGGCATACATCTTAGCACTTCCTTTTAACTGCTTAGAAATTTTTTGTAAGTCTTTTTTGGCTTGTTTCATTTCTTTTATTTCATGTAAGGAATGCGTCCTTTCAATAAATTATTAAAAATATACTTGCTTTCATTCCTGATAGCTCTGCCTGCTCTGGCTCCTATATCGGTTTCAGGATTGGCTTGAACAGAAGGCAAGAAAGATATTGGATTAGCACCTGCTTTTTGTGTGACTACATCAGTTAAAGAGCCTGGAGTACCTTGAGTAAAGAGTGCAGCACCTGTTAAAACCGGAGATGCTTTACTTAGTATTGAAGCACCGCCTTGAAGTACAGGTGCAAGCTGAGGAAGATACCTGCCAGCTAAAGGTAAAACTCTTTTTGCTGTTTGTTCAATAAATGCTCCACCTAATATATCTCTGCCTACTACTTCTCCTGCTTTTAGATAATCATCTTCCTCAACGGCTTTTGGTAAGTCAGGATCAAATAAAGAAGTAGCAACACCTAAACGCGTGCCTACAGGATTTTGTTTTACTACATTTTTGATAGCGCCTACAGAAGCCGTCACTGGATCCATAGACATATAACCTACTCCAGGGTTTGTTAAAGAAAGTGCAGAAGCTCTAACCTCAGGATTTCTGCTTGATAAAAGTCTATTCTGGAAGGATACTCTGTTGTCTGTGTAAGGAACGACTACACCACCTGTGGGATAAAAAAGTTTTCCTGTTGATCTAAAGTTGTACCTAGCATTAGGCAGATACTTTTTATTTAATTGATCAGCTATCTCTGTAGAAACGGACTCGCTTACAGTATCACCTAGTTTAGGAAAGTTCTTTCTCATGAAGTCCTGTGTACTTGAAGCGGCTTCCTCTGGGCTTAACCCACCTCTTATCACCTGCTCTTGAAGAGACTCTTGCAACATATTCTCAAAGCCGCTACTCTCAAACATGCCCTTCACACCTCTAGGTGTGAACATACGCTGTTCTCTAACAGCAGAATTATCGGAAATAAGAGCATCCAGTTGTGTAGCAAACCTTTCATTAAAAGGTGAAACCGGATTTGCATCTAAGCCTTCAAGATTCCGATAATCCGGAGAAAATCCTGCGTTGTAGGGACGCAGATGAGATACGATCTCATGTTTAGCGTCTTGTAAATTAAAGTACTCGTTTTTTAAGCGTGGGTCAGGTAAATTTGTCTTTGCAACAAAATCATCTATTTCTGTTGAGATATTAGGTAGGTTTGCATCTTCTGCTAGCTGCGTTACTCTAGGCAAATAATCGTTTAGATAACGATTCGTAAAGGCTTGTTCACTAGCAAAGTCTGAATTATCTATTAAAGACCGAAACTGTGTACCAACATTCTGTGCTTCTGCTGTAGGCAAAAATAAATTTTTAGGCGTGTACTCACCTATAGACCTTAAACGATCCGCGTATTCTTCTGCAAATTTTTGTACATTAAAGGGCGTCATTAGCTTCTATCTTTGTGTTTTTTGGCAGCACTAGCCGCTTTCTTACCTTTTTCATATTGATCTTTAGTCTGCCAATCTTCTTTCCCCCACTTTTCCAATGACTTCTGTGTGCTTCCTTTACCTCCTTTATAACCTCCACCTTTGGATTTATATTCCGACGCCGTTAGTTGAGCTTTCCGGGCGGACCATTGACCCGGTTTTCCTCCCTTACTGCCTGCCTGAATCTTCTTCTTGATACGTTCCCGTAATTCAGGCTTTGTGTATCGACTGTCGTCCTGTGGCATGATCAGTACACACGTCCATCAAACGGAGGAACCAAGCCAGGAATAACACCATATGGGGGCAGATTAGGTGTGCCTACACCAAGCATGGCCTGGCCAGCGCCCATTGTTGCAGCATTAAATGCAGCAGTAGGACGTGCCCGTTGAGTCAATCCTTGCAACGGAAGACGGCCAGGATAAGGACTAGCAATCATTGCCATGTTCCCTGGTGCGCCAGGCACATTTTCGATTCCACTAAGATACATGTCTTGCCGTCAGTTAAATTTATTCTACAGGTACGTATCCTTCTGGGTCATTAACTTTAGATAGGATAACTGTAGAACCTTTAACGCGCCAATCCAAGATATCGCCTTCTCTCCAGCCAAGTTCTTCGCAGAGTTCGGGGGAAAACTCAAGTAAGAAATCGCCGTCGGGGGTTTCAATTACTTCTAAAATGTCGGACATTTTCATCTGCTCAATAGTTTTTCTACAAGCTTGTCCAGCTTAGCGTTAATTTCATAAAACTCCTCATTCATCCGTTGCATTTCACGGATGTAGTCTTGTTTCAAAACGTACTCAAGGGGTAAACGATCGATTCGATCTTCTAAAGCTCTCATTCTTCCAAAAACTTTACCGATAAACCAACCACTTCCTGAGATAGCTGCAATAGCAACTGCGATGATTTGTTCCATGAATTTAAATCCCCTGTGTCTATTCTAATAGTCCACTTGTAAAGAACCGCGCCTTGCTAATCCATTAATAAGCCAGACCAGAGCATCAACACAATCATCGTGGCTAGATACGCCGAAATTGGTAAGCTCCTCAAACATCGCAGTGAAATTACGATAGCGGTTGAAGATAACTTTTCGCTCTTCAAATAATCCTATCACTCCCCTAAACCTAGCTAACTTGTCGGAGCGGAACCCTTTAACCGGATGCCACACCATGTTCCAGAGAGATTCTTGGTTTAAACAGACTCGTTTGAAGTCAGCTTCTAATGACGCCTGGTACTGCACTGCTTCACTCCAGATATCACAACTGGACATAGTTGGATAGTACAAACCCTTCTCATCCTGCTGCAGGATGTTCCAGTCAGCCAACAGTTCTTTTAGAGCATCGAGTTTTTCTAAATTTCCCATTACACGAATACGACGATAATCAATAATATGAATTCGATCATCAATACGTCCACCCAAAACCATAACGGTGTAATCGTTCTTTTCTTTAATTCCAGCGGATAAATCGATTCCCACTCCAAGCGTATCAAACTCTGTAGCGATCTCTGCTTTAACAATCAGTTCTGGAGCTAGGGACAACTCATGTTGTCGAATAATCTGATTCATGTACTGAAAAGAAAAAGCAATAGGTGCTTGTCGTTTCTTTTCAAGTAGGTAGTCAAGGGACCAAAACTCTGGCCAGTAAGATACCATCTCACCTGTTTCAGGATCGTTGTGGATCGCGGACAACACAACTTGATTCCAGTTATTGTTTTCGTTAAATGTCGTGGCATGAATGTCATCATGACGGAAACGGGTTCCAAGACAAATGGCCCTTCCTCCTTCAAACATCGTTGGTGCAATAACTGCATTCCAGTTATCTTCCATCTGCTTACGGATGTCTGGGTTGCCGATATCAGAGGAGGACTTGATGGCGTCATCAATCATCACAAGGTGCGAACGTTTTGACGTAACGGAACCTTTCAGACCAGCCGCACACAACGTAAATTGTTCCTCACCCGTAGTATCAATCCCTGCAAACTTATGGTCAATCGACCAGTATTCGTTAGACGTGACATTCTTCAACAGTTTTACTTTTGGAAAGACCTGTTGATATCTTTTACTTTCAATGATTCGTTTAATGGTCGCTGATTTAGAACGAGCGATATCAACGGTGTAAGAAAGATAGAGAATCTGTAAAGGCTTACCTGCTGTTGTATGGACGCCAATAGCCCAAGCGGTTAACAAACCTAAGATGGTGGACTTAGCAGACCCCCGTGGTGCCAAGAGGTCAACGTTAGGGCCTGCAATTTTTAATAAACAGCTACTGTCTTCATTGGTAATGAAGTGACGATGCCATTCAAGATGATGTTTGGCCGGAGGTTTATCAGCTACATACTCACAGAAGTATGCAAAATCTTCCTGCGCCTTTTTATACTTCTCTAGTTCCTTGCTTTCTTTTACAACTTGACGTGCAGCAGCAGCTCTAGCATTACGTCGATAAGCAAGATAACTATGAGAAGGCATCTGAAGAAAGCTATATTCTTTAGATTACCAAAGAATTAAGAATCTTTCTTTTTTTGATCTTTAAACTTCTTAGCGGCTCTTGCAGCTTCTAAGCCTTTCTTAGCAGACTTTTCAGCTTTATCACCTTTTTCTTCAGGTTCGTCTTTTCCTTTATTCTTCTTCTTGAAGTGCTCAAGAAGTTCAGGGGGCATTTTTTTCTTAGACATTGTTAATAAAAGCAGCGTATCTGCCAGCCAAGGGCATCGTTTCATTGCCACGGATATTGGCAGTAAAAGCATCAACCTCATTACCAGCCTGATAAGCAGCATCAGGTGCTAAGGGTTGAATGTCTTGATTACCTGTTTGTCCACCGAAATTCATTCGGTTCATCATAAGAAGAGGATTTTGAGATGGCGTAAACATCACTCACCTCTCCTGACTTTTCTACGGGCAGGACGACGGACATCACGATTACTACGTCCTGGCCCCATGTCCATTCCGCGCTCTGGCATCATGCCGTTACCCATTACTTCGGCATCACCCAGCATTCCCGCACTATTTGCAGCGGTGTTCTGCACGACTGCATTTTCCATACGACCCCTAATCTGAGGATCCCTGAGAGCAGGTCCAAGCATTCCCTCGCGGGCCTCACCGGCTGCAGCCATCTCTTGATATAACGGGGCAGAGTTCATATATTGATCTCGCCCAGCCATGCCTTCAACGCGAGCGCCGCCAGCCTCTTGGCGCTCCATTACAGCATTCTGAAACCTGTTATAAACGTTGGGAGTGATCTGACTTGCACTCCCACGCTGGATTTGTCCTCCGGCTCCCATACTTTTAATTATTCGATACAACCATAATAACCGGACTATTCCTCTAACTGCATCCTGGCCCATACAGCCATAGATGCTTCTTCCAAAGGAATAGCAATAGGATCGTCTTTGAAAATTTGAGCCAACTCACGTAGAGCCCTGTCTGCACCAGACATTAGCAAACCTTTCCGGTCACGATTGTTGGTAAATACTTCGACCTGAGCGATGTTGCCACGTAATTCACGCTGCATTTGTGCGTTACGTGCTACGCCAACATCACGTTTTACCAGGCCATTTTCAACGTCTTCACGAAGTTTCCTGATGTCTTCACTCATCTCTTGAATCTGATACAAGAGAGTCTTGACGTGGTCAGGTTTATCAAAGAGTTCTTCGACCCAGAGCAAACAATCTGTAATCGAGCCAGCGTAGCCAAGGAACCTGGCGTAGATATAGATCTCAATTACAGAATATTTATCTGCTGCAAAAGATAAAAATGTTTCTTTGGTCGAAGAGTCTAAGTTGTCAACAAAGAACTCAAAGACATTAGTACCGATAAGCTTGTCTTGCTTGTCGGTTGTCTCTAGCTTCTTGAGTTGCTTCGGTTTGACGCTGCTCTGTGGCACCTTTTTCGATTGTCCGACGCTCTTGTTCACCAGCATCCTCCAGTTTCTTCTTAGAAAATTCGTACGCTACACCAGCAGCGTCTCTATACTTATCTAGATCAAACCAATCGTCAAGATCGGTTTGTCCTGCAGGAACTGAACTGGACATGAGACAAGAAAGAGGTTAAATCAGAAGTTGCCCATCATGCCAGCGAGACCCTGCGCGAAGATATCGCGGCGGCCTTCAACTGCCTTCTGACGAACCTGGCGGCCTTTGGAAGCTTCCAAACGCTGAAGTAACTGGTTAAAGTTCTCAACGTTGAAATAGTTTTCAGTATTAGACATTTCGATCAAGATTTGTTAGATCTGAAAATATTATAGCAATCCTTATCTAAACCCTGTCAAGTTGCAAAGAAGTTGGACATAGCAGATTGTGCGACACCAAACTCGCCAGCGATTCGCTTCTGACGCTCTGCAGACTCGGTTTTCATCTTGGTCAGTTCTTTGTCAATATTACCTTGTAAGTTGGTCAGACCAGCGTTATACATAAAGGAACGAGCCTGACGGATGCTCTGCTGGTATTCTTCCAGCTCTGCAGGGTCTCCCGTAAAAGATCCAAACGTAGGCATCGTAATGCCTGTATCTACATCCAGAGCGCCCTCATAAGCGGGCATGAACTCTGTTGAAAAGTCAAAGGTACGCTTACCTGTTAAATTACCCTCTTCATCACGTTCCTGCTCTCCAAAATAACTATCGTAGTAGTTATCTAAATAGTTATCATTGTATTTCTTTTGATACTCCTCACTGTCTAAGATGTCAGATTTTAAAGCATCGTAGGTATAATTCTCGATACCACCGGTCAAGTTGGCGGTCGCAAGCTCCAGTTCTTCAGGTGTTGGTGCGCGTCCCAGGAGAGTTTGATATGCCCGGTTGGCACTGTTAATAGCCCGCGAACCTGAAAGATCTGTGGCCGTGGTACTTAATCCTGTAAATAAATCGCTAGGACGCTCATTGATTCCAGCTTCAGCTATGTACCCCTGTAAGTTGCCAGTAGCAGTGTTTTCATCAATTACGCCCCTCTCTAATTGGCTCAGCAGCGTTTCGTAGTACGGATTCAGTCCTTCTGTGTAAGAGTCCAGCTTAGCTGCATCAGCAAGGGCTTGTGCTGCTACCTCTTCGTCCGCCCTTAGTTGACTACTTTCTTTAGCTATATTATCGAGTTCAATCGAACGCCTTTCTTCAGGAGTTAATTCCCTTTCCTTGTAAACACTTTTGTAACTGCCGCCACCACTAGTCATGATAGTACCTCCTTATGCCCTACGAATAGGGCCGAACATTCCTTCCATAACAGCAGTACGCTCCGCAATAGCACGTTGAATCGCTAGTTCATTATCGAACCGTGCTTTCTCTTTTGCGTCTGGAGAGTTTGCCAATGCTTGGTTAAAGATCTTTTCTTTATTAGCCAAGTTTAAACGACGTTCGCCAAACAGACCAGTGTCAAG